GGTGAAGCAGGGCGGCGTCCTGGCGGTGTTCTGCGAGGATGATCTAGACGAACTGCATCGGCGGCATGAGGCGATCCGCAAGGCCAGCGGACATGTGATCGGCAACCCGTACGGCGGGGCGCTGGTGTGGCCAAGGATCGGGGCCCGCAACGTGCTGGTGTCCTGGCGGCGCGAGGGCCCAAGCCTGGGGATTTTTCACGAGAGGCTTAAGGCCACGCTGGCGGATCTGTCGCCAAGCCTGCTGATCCTCGACACGATTGCGGACGTGTTCGCGGGCGACGAGTGCGATCGGGCGCAAGTTAACTTCTTCCTTAAGGAAGTGCTGGGCGGGCTGATCCGGGCGCAAGCCGAACAAGGCCACAAGCTGACGATCCTGATCCTGGGTCATCCCAGCATCAGCGGGCGGCAAACCGGCGGATCCGGGTTCTCAGGATCGACGGCCTGGGAGAACGGCGTCCGGTCGCGGCTGTACCTGAGCAAGCCGGAGACCGGTGGCCAGGACGAACGGCTGCTGACGCGGGGCAAGGCGAACTATGCGGCCAGCGGCGAGGAAACCGGGCTCAAGCTGGTATGGGCGGAGGGGGCGTTCCAAGCCTGCGGGACGGCGGATATCAGCGCGCTGCAGCACGCCAAGCGGCGGATCGTCGAGCGGGTCGAATGGGCGTGGAAAACGGGCAGTCCGTACATGGAACGGCGGAGCCATAGCCGCAACCTGTACGGGATGCTTGGCCAGGAGCTAGGGCGGGAAGGTTTCGACCGATCGGTGGTCCTGCAGGCGATCGCGGAAGCGATTGAGGAAGGGCTGATCAAGCTGTCGAGCAACACCGGAAAACGCGGTTGGAGGACGGCCAGTGAGTAATTGTACCGGTTCGCAAACGAACGCTTTCACGAACGCTTTCAAGTGCAAGTTGTGCGATTTCGCCCTTTGTAATCGTTGGATAATCCAACGTCGACGCTTTGAGCGGAAAGCGCAAAAGCGTTGGACCCGAAAACCCAAGGAAAAACAGAGTAGTTACCCCTTGTTTCCTGCGCGCGCTCGCGCGGGATTTCTAAACCCCTTCCTTACAGAAGGGGTCTTAGAAATATACGGGCGGGGGCGCGCAGGATCGCGCGATCTGGGCATGGTTCCGGCGGTCGCGAACGCGCTTTCGCGGCTGCGTGCGGCTCCGCCGCTCGAGACGCTTTCGCGCCTCGCCGGGGAGGTTCGGACATGACAGGGGACGTCGTACGGCTTGCCGCCTGGCGGCTGCATCAAGGATCGGCCCGACGGCCATACTGGAACCTTGTCAGTGCGACGCGTCGGCTCGAGCGCAAGCTGAACAACTCGATGGCGCACACGGCGCGGCCACGTGCTGCGGATCTCGCACGCTGGCGGGCCATGCAAGCCAAACTGGAGGAGAACCGGGCGGAGATCGCCCGCCAGGATGCGGAGTTCAAGCCCGATGCCTAGTCCGGAGGATTGCGGTCTGCTGATCGGGTTGCGGGATGGGGTCGAGGCGTCCCGGCGGGAGGTCGAGCGGAAGTGGGGGGCTTACCGGCTCGAGCGGCTGGCGGGGCTCGAGGCGATCGAACTGCTGGCCAGATTCCGGCGCCAGCAAGCCAGTTGGTCGACGGTGCTGCAGGCGGCTTGGGATGCGGGGATCCTGACGGCGGATCTGCTGGCGTCGGTCAAGGCCAAGGCGGCGGCGATGCAACGGGGCTGGCAGGCGTTGGACGCCTGGGCGTCGGAGGCGGGGCATAGGGCGATTGCGCCTTGGGTCTGGGAGGTTCCGTTAGCGGATGGATCCATTGCGGCGCTGGTCGAGGATGACGAGGGCGCGGCGAAGGTGATTGCGGATGGGCGGTACGTCAGCGTCTACACGGTGCGGGAGATCGGGACGCTGATCGACGCGGTTCCCAATGCGCTCAAGCTGGCCAAGATCCATTGGCCAGGGGCGAAGTTTCAGGCTGCGGCGATCGGCAACCCATTAGGGGCGCCAGAATGGTCGGATGCTGGCGATCCGATCCCTTTCGGAGAACCTGTGCAATGACCATGGAATGGACGGCCCGGAAGGTGCGCCAGCTTACCGACGGCTGGGGCCAGGGCCTCGACGCGCCAGAGCTGGCCAGGATCCTGGGGACCAGTCGGGCGGCGGTACGGTCCAAGCGGATGCGCCTGGGCCTGCCGTCGCGGACAGACGCGCAAGTGGCGCTGTCGAACCGGGAACGGGGCTTGGCGGTGTGTCCCCGGTCCAGTGCGGCGCCGCTGGGCGTGGCGGATCCGGATCGCATGGCGGCGCTGTCAGGGTCGACGCCTCGGCCTTGGCCGCAACGGATGATCGGGGAATGCGCGTTCCCGGTGTCGGGGTTCGGCGCGCAAACGTGGTCGTGCTGCCTGCCGGTGGAGGTCGGCCGGCCTTACTGCTTCGGTCATCTGGCGATCTTACGCGGCGACGCATGGCCACCTGTCGAGTGTGAGAATTTGGGGGCTTGACGGTTTTTGCGAGCGCGTTCTTGAGGGCGGGCGATCTCTCCCTGCAGGAGCGTCGACCATGGTCGCCAAAAACGTCGAGAAAGACCCGATCATTCAGGACAAGCCCGACATGGCGGGCGGTTCGGTCAAGAATGCTTCGGCGGGGCGGGTGAAGTCCGCCGGATCCGCCGGTCCCAACTTCACGTCGGACAAGGATCTCAAGGCGGGGTTCCCGGCGCCGGATAGTCCGTACGGCAAGGGTTGAGCCTCGGGCGCATGACCACGCCAGTCCGTCCCGTGAAGTATACCCCGGAGGTCGGCGCCGAGATCTGCGAAGCGATCGCGACGACGCCTCGGGGGCTCGATTACCTGTGTGCGACGAGGGCGGGGTTCCCGCATCCGCGCAAGGTGGCGGAGTGGCTGGCGGCGCACCCGGAGTTCCGCAAGGCGTACGAGATCGCCAAGGATCGACAAGCGGACCTGTTGTTTTTTGAGTGTCTGGAGATTGCGGACGACGCCAGGCGGGATACCAAACTGGTGACGCGGGGGGACGGCGAAGTCGTCGAGACGATGGATTTCGAGTGGGTCGCAAGGTCCAAGCTGCGGGTGGAAACCCGGCTGAAAATGGCGGGCAAGCTGGCGCCCAAGAAGTACGGCGAGAAGCTGGATATCAACGCGACGATCGGGGCCTTGCGCCACGAGGACGCGCTAGATCAGTTGCGGTGACGCCTTGGCTGTCACGCTGCTTGACGAGGAAACCAAGGGCGTCCTGCAGCATCTGAAGGATGATCTGCCGCACTACGCCAGCCGCTGTCTGAAGATCCGGGCGAAGTCGGGGGAACTGGTCAATTTCAGGTTCAACCCGGTTCAGGATTACGTCCACGATAGATTAGAGGCGCAAAAGCGTAGAACCGGACGCGTCAGGGCGCTGGTTCTCAAGGCTAGGCAGGAAGGCGTATCTTCATATGTAGGGGCGAGGTTTTATCATCGCGCGACGTTCTTCAGGGGCGTGCAAGTCTACATTCTGACGCATGAGCAAGAGGCGACGAACACTCTGTTCGGGATGATTGATCGCTTCCATCGTCATGTTCCAGCTTTGGTCAAGCCGGAGACCGGCGCATCCAACTCCCGTGAACTGATCTTTCCGGGGCTGGAAAGCGGTTACGGGGTCGGAACAGCAGGATCCAAGGCGGGGGTCGGGCGGTCTCGGGCGCTGACGCTGTTTCATGGAAGCGAGTGCGCTTTCTGGCCGTCGGCCAAGGATCATATTGCCGGGGTAATCCAAGCGGTTCCGTATCTCGAGGGGACGGAAATTGTCCTCGAGAGTACCGCCAACGGGATCGGCGGGGAGTTCCACGAACGTTGGCAGCAAAGTTCTGCAGGCGACGGCGATTACGAGGCGATCTTCTGTCCCTGGTTCTGGGATGCGTCGTATCAGCGCCCGCCTCCGCTCGGGTTCGAGGTCAATGATGAGGAGGAAGAATACGGCCGGCTTTACAAGCTGACCTTGCCGCAACTCGCTTGGCGGCGGGCGAAAATGGCGGAGCTGGGAGACGTTGCGCTCTGGAATCAGGAGTACCCGGCGGACGCCCAAGGGGCGTTTCAGGCCACGGGGCACGACGCTTACATTCCCTCGGCGCTGGTCATGGCGGCGCGCAAGCGGACGTGTGAGGCGATCGGTTCGCTGGTGCTGGGCGTCGATCCAGCCCGGCTAGGGGATGACGGGTTCGCGGTGTGCTGGCGCCAGGGCCGCAAGGTTCACAAGGTCGAGCGGCGCTACAAGCTGGATACGATCCAAGGCGCCAACTGGATCCGCCAGATTATCGACGATGATAATCCGGCCAGGGTGTTTATCGACGTTGGCGGGCAGGGCGCCGGGGTGGTCGATCTGCTCAAGGATTGGGGTCCGCCGTACGATCGGATCGTGGTCGCGGTGAACTTCGGATCCGCGCCGGAGGATCCGATCCGGACGGGCTCGCGTGGGGAGACGCTACCGGGCCCGCGCAACCGACGCGCCGAGATGTATATGCGCGGCAAGGCGTGGCTGCAGGATGAGGGCGGCGCGGATCTGCCGGAGCATGACAACGCGCTGCACGCGGACGCGATCGCCGCCAGCTATCATTACGATGCGCGGCAATTTCTGGTGATCGAGAGCAAGGAAGATATCCGCAAGCGCGGGCTCCGCTCGCCCGATGGCTGGGACAG